GGGTTCGCTGCGGTAGAAATGTGTCTATAAGAAATTTTTGAGGCAATGGACAACATGGTTTTTCAGCCAGATAACGGGGAAGGGGCCGTACTGTGCGAGGATCAGCCGGTTAGGGTGATTCAGAGGGATTTACAGTTGATTGGCAGGGCCAGGAGACAGGGCTGGCTAAGCGATCCAAGCGACATGCAGCGAATCGCCAATCGAGTTGTCAAAATTGCCCTGACAACCACGGATGAGGAATTGGCCGTCCGCGCCGCTGCTGAAGTTCGGCAAATGGTCGCACAGGATTTGAAGATTGAAGCCGATGGTATGCCGCAGCAAGTCGAACACCGTCACACCCACGAACTAGGCCCGGTAACGGCAGACAACTTTGCAGAGTCAAAACGAAAACTCGCTGAAAGAATTGCTCGGCTCGGCGGAAACTCCTGAAGACCTCGAAGCGGTCATGCAGTTGGTTGCCGAGGTTGAGCAATCAACCAAGGAGCGTGACAGGTTTGACCTAAAAACATTGGGGGAAGTAGCAGAGTTTTTTGGACTGGATGAGCACACCGTTAGGCAGTGGAGACTGAAAACGCCAGCGATGCCAGGGGAGCCGGGGCGATGGCCGATCAAGCAAATAGTTCAATGGCGGTGCAACTGGATTCAACAAACCGATCTGGCAGCGGCAAAAAGGCAACAGGATTTTGAACTTGGACAGATTCAGGTTGAATCAAAACGTCTGGAACTGGATCGTGAAAAGGGATCCGTGATCGATAGGCAAGACGTGGAACTCTGGGCGGCCACAGCATTGATCGAGTTGAGAACGGGTGTGATGCAGTTGCCAGAGATGCTGGCGGCATCAGCACCGCAGGAATTGAAAGACTTCGTGCGAGAGGAAACAGACAGGCATTGCCGGGATATGTTGCTGGCAACACAGCGACGACTTGAGACCGCAGAGATCGGAAAGGAGGAAGCACGGGAATGATTCGACTGAACGCGACGAAATTCCTGCGACCTCACGAACAGATTTCGTCTGCTGAATGGTTGCCAAAATATGTGACAATGCCGAAGGGCACAGAAACCAGCGGTTTGCCGTTCTCGCTCGCAGCCTATCCGCACGTTGACGGGGTGCTCGAAGCGTTTGATTCGTCGCGAGTTCGTCAGATTGTGCTGCAATGGGCGTCAAGACTCGGCAAGACGACGACGGCACTGTCATTGATTGCCAAGGTTGCTGGCACAAATCCACGCAACATGATGTTTGCAGGCCCAACAAAAGACGCGGCCGGCAGAGTTGTAGGCTCGAGGCTTTACCCAATTCTTGCGTCAACTGAAGGCGTCAGGCAGCAGTTGCCACCGGAAGCACGTCGCAGCAAGCTGCACGTCAAGCTGGAGGCGTGTCAGGTCTTTGTTGGGTGGTCTGGATCCGAAACGAGCCTTGCCGATGTTGGAGCGTTCTTCGGCCATGCCAGCGAGATTGATAAATGGGACGGCTCGGCATCTGATGAAGGCGATTCGCTAAAACTGTTCGTGAACCGATTCAAAGGCTTTCCCGATCACAAAATCATTTTTGAATCAACACCGACAATCAAGGGCCGGTCGAGAATCGAAAAGATGATGAGCGAATCAAATCAGCATCGTCGATACGTTCCATGCCCACACTGCGGAGAGTTTCAGGTCTTAATCAGAGGCGAGCAGGGAAAGCCTGGCGGGTTCGCGTGGGAGCATCCGACAACCGGGCATTCAGATGCAGAGTTGGCATTTGCGACCGCTCACTATGTCTGCAAATTCTGCGAAAAGAAGATCGAAAACCACCACAGAACCATCATGTTGAGGCGTGGCGTTTGGGTTCCTGACGGCTGCACAATTACACCAGATGGCAAGATCCACGGGCGAGCCAAGCGGCACGGATCTGACACGGTTGGATTCGGTCCGCTGGCAAGTTGGTACGCACTCACCGAGACGTGGGGAAGCTTTCCGCGTCGGTGGATCTTGGCACAGAAGCGGCCAAAAGATCTGCAGGACGTTGTTAACTCCTACATTGGCGAGACGTGGGAGATTCGACGGTCAAAGTCGACACCGGAAATCGTGTCAGAGCGTTTACGGGGGCAGTGTCCGCGCGGGATCGTTCCGGATGGTGTTCGGTTTCTCACATGCACAATCGACCGGCAAGCGGCTGACGGCGGTTTCGTGAAGTGGGTTATTCTCGGGCACGATTTGGAGGAGCGGGCGTGGTTGATTTCACGCGGATATGGGCAAACGCTGCAGGAAATCTGGGAGCCGATTATGCGGCAGCAGTACAAGCGGCAAAACGGCGGGCCGGTCATAACCCCGATTCTTTCCGCTGCTGACTCAGGATGGGACGCAAAAGGCACTTACGACTTTTGCAATGAGCATCAATCAGTGTTTCCGTGCAAAGGATCCTCGACTGATATGAGCGGAAAGCCGTTTCGATTAGCCGAAACGGAAGGCGGCAAATACAAAGGCCAGTTGCTTTTTGAAGTCAATACAGACTTTTGGGAAACTGATCTGCAGGCTCGTCTGGACGAACGTTTGCCGAGTGAACTGGGCTCGCTCACGATCAATTCAGACGATGCCGCTGACATGGAATTTATCAGCGAACTTTGCAACGCCACGATGGCAGATAAAGTCGATCAGCGAGGCAACGCGAAGCTGTTGTGGGTGAAAAAAAACGAATCCGAGCCGAACGACTTTCGCGACGCTACGAGATACGGGCTGGCACTTGCTGCCCTCATCGTAGAATCGGGCGGTGTTCCACCGGAAACGGTCGTATCACAAAACCAGAAGCCCACCGAAAAACAATCCGGGTCTTATATTCGCCAGCCTGAAAGCGAAAGTTCAGGCGGATGGATTCGCAGGAGATCGTCTTGAGTCAATTGGAACTGACGCGACTGGTAAGAACTCGAGCAGATGGCCCGCTCCCCGGCGACCGCTGTCCTTGTGATGGATGCTCTGGGAAAATTGGCGTTCACACAACGCGACTGATCGGCGGCGGCTGGCGAGTGCGGTATTTGCATTGCAAGGCCTGTAAGTTCACACCTGAAAACAATAAGTGGCTAACTGCAGAGAATGAGGACGATCCTACACCATAGGACATAGGCCGCGAAACTTCTTCAGCATTTGCCACCGTGCCGCTAATCTCCGGGCATGGTCACGAAAGTCACAACGTCAAACAGCTACTCAGATGCGGAGCTTCTCGCTCTGTTTCGTGAAGGCATTGCGTTGATTGCAGCGACCGGCCAGAACTATCAGATCGGCAGTCGCATTTACAACGCCGCTTCATTGCCAGCAATGCGGGACATGATTGATTGGCTCGAGGGCCGAATCTCTTCCGAATCGAATGGCATCGTCACCAACTACGTCAGATTGGTGCGATCATGAGCGTGGCTTCGTTCATCGACTCTGCAATTCTAAGCGTAGCTCCTGTCTGGGGAGCTCAGCGAATTGCAGCACGCCGACAGTTCGAAATCTCTCAAAAGTATTTTGGCCGTGCTTTGGAGTCTGCTGAATCTGACCGCCATCGTGACGGCAAATGGTTGGGTTCTCGGCTGTCCGCTGATGCGTTTCTCGAAGAAGATCTTGACACGGCACGCCAGAGAAGTCGTGAACTCTACAAGAACGATTTCGTTGGCGGTGCGATTGACAGCCGGGTTGAACACGTTGTCGGAACTGGCTTTAAGGTGCAATCTCGCATTCGCGAAAAAGCTGGAGTGATCGGCAAGGATCAAGCCAAAGCACTCAATCAGCAACTTGAAGACGTGTTCGATCAGTTTGAGGCAGTCGCCTGTCTGACTCGAAAAAAGTCACTGTGGGAAAAAGTCTCATTGGCTTGTCGTGCTGTTGATTCGGACGGCGAAACAATCATTGTTATGTCCGACATCGCTACTGCTGATTCTCCGATTCCGCTGTGCATCGAGGTTATCGACTGCGATCGGCTGGAAACACCGCCGGAGTTCATTGCGGATCCATCCGTCCGCATGGGCGTAAAGTATCGCAGAATCAATAAGAAAAACACTGACATTCTTGGCTACTACATCCGAGACAATCACCCGAACGATAACAAAGAATTCGGCCTGACTTACACATTCGTTCCAGCGTGGCGAGTGCTTCACGTTTTCGTGGAATGGTTTGCTGGCCAGTCACGCGGGCTGCCGTGGATGACTCGAGCTTTAAACCGTGCGAAGGACGGCAAAGACCTGACAGAAGCTGGAATCATTGGGGCTCAAGTCGAGGCGTGTTTTGCTGGGTTCATCAAATCAAAAACCAATCCAGTTGCCAAGGCTATCGGTGCGGCGACAAGCAATGACGCAACGAGGCGGCTGCAAGAGGTTCGGCCGGGCTCAATGAATTACATTGGCCAAGACGATGAAATTGTTTTTTCGTCGCCAAACAAAGCCAACGCGGTCGGCACTCTTCAAGAATACAACAACCGGACAATCTCAGCGGCCCTAAACTGGCCGTATGAAATGCTAATGAAAGACTGGCGCGGCGTTTCATTCGCGGGCGGCCGGATCATTCTGAATGGTGCAAAAATCTCCTGCAAGGTACGGCAAAAACTGATTGCCGTTTCAATTCTGCGACCGATCTGGCACAGGGTAGTCGAGGAATCTGTTGTGGTCGGTGCGGTTGATCTCGATGCCCGAACGTATCGAGACAATCGGCATCACTTTCATCGGCACAATTGGTCTCCGCCAAAATGGTCCTATGCCATCAATCCCGCCGAAGAAGTCAAAGCGACCATTCTGGAGTTGGACAATAATCTGACGACGCTCGAAGAGGAACTTGGAGAGCGTCAACGCGATCTTGAAGAGACTTTTGCACAGAGGGAAATCGAACGGGCGATGGCTCGCCAGATGCAGATCATGCCAAACGATACGGCAGATTCGGAAGTTCCGGAGTTGACGCCTATGGAAACAGCACAGCAGACGGAGGCAGCCAATGCCAGCAATTGACACACCACCACAGTCTGACATGTTCCGCACGTCTGTACTGAATAGCTCGCCACGAGTTGATCGAAAAGCAAAGATCATCTTTGGTGCGAACCTGATGCAGTTGGGTGACATCAACGATGAGCGGCCGTGGACCGTAGACGAAGGCACGCTGGCGAATGCTAAAGAGTTAATGGGCCGTGGCAACAATGGCGCGAAAGCTCGGTTTACTCACCCGAACATGAGTGCCGATGGCATGGGCTCGTTTTTGGGCCGATGGAAAGACGTTCGCGTTGAAGGTGAGAAGCTTGTCGGTGATTTGCATCTGGCAGACCAGGCTTTCAAGTCTCCGCAAGGCGACCTTGGCACCTATGTCATGGACATGGCCGAAGAAGATCCGGACATGTTTGGAATTAGCTTGGCCACCAAAATCAATGACGCGGAAATGGAAAAACTGAAGCTCGAAAAGCGGTCAGCAGATCCAGAGTGGAAAGGCCGAACGCCTCTTCGGTTTCGTGCTGTCCATGCGGCTGATGTAGTGGATGAACCAGCGGCAACACGCGGCGGATTCTTTAGTTCAGAGGTTGACAATCGAAACCTTCCAGCACAGGCAACGATGTTGCTGGATGCTTACTTCTCAGATGCAGAGCCGGAAGTCGTCACCGCTCGTATCAACGGATTTTTGGCGACTTACTTCAAAGCGAAAGGGCATTCAATGTCCGGAGTTTCAGCACCTGAAAAGCCAGTCGAAACAACTCAGATCGATTTGGCAGCCGAACGCAAAGCGGCCGCAGATCTTGCCCGCCAGGAAGAACGCGAGCGAGTCACGCAGATCACCGCACTGTGCAAGCAGGCAAACAAGGAAGATCTGGCCGCAGGCTTCTGTGAAAGGGGATTGAGTGTCGCAGAAGTGCAGAGCGAGTTGTTTAACGTCCTCTGCAAATCCAACACTCCAGTTGGTGACGGCGGCGGATCATCCGTCGACGAAACGCCTGACGAAAACGCGAAGTACAAGGCTGAGTTTAAGGCCGGAAAATACAGCATGACTGAGGAGCAGTATGTGTCTCTCCGTCGTGCCGAGGACGGGCTGGAAGATTTCGTTCCGGCGAAAAAGTAACACGCTCCGCAAGGGCGATTTTTCATAGTCAGTTTTTGAGGAGCTTTAATCATGGCAGTAACTGCCAATCAACTTACAAAGCGGCAGGATGGCAAGCGAAGAAGCTATCCAGTCGAAGAGTCAACGCGAATTTATGAAGGTACGCTGGTTTATGTCAACGCGGCTGGCTATGCCTGCGACGTGACGGCGACTGGTGTCAATGCGTTCGTCGGCATTGCCGTGGCAGAAGCCAACAATACCAGCGGAGCAGACGGTGCAATTGAAGTCGAAGTTTACACCGAAGGCGACTTCGAGTTGACTGGCACATTCAACTCCATTACCGACGTCGGAATGCCAGCCTACGGTGATGACAACTATGCCGTTGTGGTTGCTCTTGGTGCGACCAGTGTTCGTATTGGGCGTGTTGTGCGATTTGTCAGTGCCACAAAAGCGATCATCGCCATTCAGCCGAATGGCGTAGGTGCTTTAGAGGTTGCTCCGCTTACGACGTTAACGATTGCGGATGCAGCCGGTAGCCCAGACTACGCACTGCAAGCCGTCATCAATTCAAATGCCTTCGGTTTCGCGAGTGCGGCGGAAGCGATCTCAACCCTGTACGTTATTCAGAATCTTCAGCGTCGCGTTCTCGATCTCGAAGCACGCCTGAAGTAGTTTTTTTGTGTCTCCGTCGTGGGAGGTGGGACCGCCGAATAGCTATCGGCCCCCACTGCCTCCCCCGGCAGAGTTGATTCTTTCATCGTGAACCACGGCGGAGCTTTCGAAAGGAAAGCTCCAAATGTCTCTGAATACTGCGAAGTATATCTCAACACAGCGAGACCTCACCCAGAAGTTTCGCGAAGGCGCAATGGCCGCAACGCCATTCTACCCGACGCTCTGTACTGAAATTCAGAGCAACGGGTCGGATGAAAAGTATGGAATTCTTGGCTCGATGCCAGGCGTCCGTGAGTGGCTCGGCGATCGCCAGTTCAAGAAGTTGCGAGCCGGTGATTTCACTATCGCAAATCGCGAATGGGAAAACTCCGTCGAGTTCGAAAAGAACGACATCGACGACGACCGCATCGGCCTCATGACTGAATTGGCTTCCGACTTTGGCGCTGAAGCTGTTCAGCATCCAGACGAACTGCTGATTGAAGCACTGGTTGCCGGTGAATCAACACCTTGCTTTGACGGTCAGTTCTTTTTCGATACCGATCATGCTTGGGGCGACTCGGGAACACAGAGCAACGACCTGACGTTTCCGGCCGCTGCACTGGCTACGCCAACGGCAGCAGAGTTCAAGGCTGCATTTCACGCCGCGCGGGTCAAGATGCTCGGCTACGTCAATGATCAGGGCAAAAAGCTAAATCGCCCCGTCGTTCGCGGATCGAATAAGCTCATTTGCTTGGTTCCGCTTGAACTTCAACAGGTAGCGACGGAAGCATTGAACGCAACGTTGACCGCAAACGGCGGGTCAAACGTAGTTCTTGACCAGCCGGAAATTATTCCGTGCCCTGCGTTGACGGACGCATCGAAGTTCTACGTGTTCAACATGGAAGGCGTGCTAAAGCCTTTCGTGTTTCAGAAGCGACGCCCGATCCGCACGCCAGTCTGGAAGGGCATGGACGATCCAGAGACCAAGGTTCTGAAGATGATGACTGACGCCCGCTATAACCTCGGTTATCTCGCATGGTGGAAGGCAGTCGTTACCGACTTCACACAGGCGTAGGTTGAGGCGGTTTGCTCACTAGCCGCCGAAATACCGGCGGCGTTTTTTCAGGTATCTGTATGCCGTTTGTAATGCTGAAAAGAAACTGGCCCGGAAACTTTCGCCGCACGATTACGATCGGAAAGAAGGGCAAAGAAACCAAGAAAGTCTTGGAGTTTTCGCCAGGACTTCCGGTTGATTTGACCGCAGCAGAAGTTGAGGCAATTCGCCCTGATATTGGAATTGCACTGTTGCCAGTCGACTTTGACGAAAAGGCGAGGCCTCGGGTAATCACTGACGAAGTTGTGCCAGAAGAAACGGAACCAGCCAATGAGCCTGCACAGGTTAATTGACGAGCATATTTCGACAGTGTTCCTCAACACGAACCACTTCGCAGAAACATGCCAGCGTTTCGTCGGAGGTGATGCAGGCAACATCAAGACCATCATTGGCATCCCCGGCGACGACATGCCAGCAATCGACGACGTTCGCGGACGCGGTTACACGCATTCCCGGACGTTCGATATTGCCGAAACGTCCACGCTCACGGAAGCCGATGCGGTCCAGATCGGGGCGTTTCGATACGAAGTTGTTCATGTGTCTGACCCAATGCAGGGAATGAAAACGGCAAAGCTCGCACGCACTCAGCAGGAAGTTAAGGGCGGGCGAGTGTTCCGAACTGGTGACATTTAATGGCAGCTCTGGACGTTGGAACATCGCTGGCGAGTCTGCGAACAATGCTTTCCGGCTTGTCCGCATGGCAAACTATTTGCGGTGTCTCTACATCGGCCGAAGCAGCCAAGCGAATTCACTACGGAGCCGTTGAGCTTGATCAGGACGAGCCGACATCAAGCTCAAATCCTTGCATCGTGTTGGACATCACAAGCCTATCAACGAAGTGGCTGGCGAATCGGCTTCAGGGAACCGCAGTTTTCGAAATGCGGTTTTATCTGGAAATGCCAGAGGCTCAAAAGTCCACTTACTCAGTGCAGTACATTTGGATCTGGCAGCAGTTCTCGGCGATGCTTGACGCAATCAATGGGGCTGTTGGAGGTGCTGGCCAGTCAATGATTGACAGCCTCGACATTCCATTGATGCCGGGGCGGTTGGATCCAGACGTGAACGGCGGCGGGAGTGAATGGAACTTCGTCATCTCGATGGGCGTTGATTTCATATGACGATCAACATCGTTTTAGAGATCCAGCGGGCTCAATTACTTCCGCGAGTTCATAACAGAATCATGCGGCAGTTGCATCGCGAGAACATGGAACGCCATGTTGCGAATCGACTGCCGAAGCACTTTAAGATGATTGCCTACTCGGAATACGGGGCGCGGCGACGATCAGCAAAGTGGGAAAAAACAAAGGCCCGACTGTACCACACAAAGAACCTTCCGAACGTCGCCAGCGGTAAGTTGAAAGAATCGATCAGGACGAAGATCACGGCGACACCTGACGGGGCAAGGCTGCAGATTAGGGCGGCTTTGGGATCGAAGTTGCCAGCGGAGGAGTGGGCTGCAATGAGCCCGGCTCAAAAAGCACAGTGGACGCGAAGAAATACAAGGCGAATGGCATCGTGGCAGAAGCAAGAAATTGCGGTGATGTCAAAGGCGGAAATCGCTGAAGAACGAAAACGACTGGCGATTGATTACAGGATCGCAGCACTGAACCCGGCCAACAGCCGCAAACGAAAACGAAGGACGAGATAATGCCAAAATACTTTGTATGTGCTGATGCGGTGTTTGGTGCGGCGAATATCCGCCAAGTTACAACGGCGAATCATTCGACCAATCAGGAACACCGCAAGGCGATGAACTCCGGCGGGGCTGCTGTTGTGCAGGTCAGCGGCAAAGCTGGCGGTGAGATTTCGCAGATTGTGTCGGGCGACTTGGCGGCATTGGTCGCACTCAACAGCAATGCGTTTTGCAGTGCTGGGCTTTCGCTTCTCGCCAGCACGATCACCATCCCGTACAAGATCCGAGCAGCAGGGGCCGTTTTCGTTTCTGGCTCAAACAATGTGCATCTGACCGGGGCGAATGCTTTGATCGTGCCGACATCGTTTGAGGCATCACAGGACGGAGACTTCGCACTGGCCAACATGGACGTGCATTGGCTTTCTGCCGATGGTGTCACGAAGGGATGCGACGACGCGACCGGCCAATCGATCGCGGCTCAAGCGTTTAACGCTGAATACACTCTTGGCCCGTGTTACATCAACGGCACTGCCATCGCTGGCGTTCAGTCGTTTCGAGTGACGCCAGGCATTGAAGTCGTTAAGCCGCCTCTGGGATCCGGCTCAGTCTTTCCAGTTCAGGCATCAATCAAGGCTGCCATGCCGACGATGCAGTTGACGGTAAACGATTGGGACGCAATCGCGGGAACTGTTGGCGACTTTACGGCGATGACATCTGCAAACTTCTACATGAAAAAGCGGGCCGATTCTGGAGTGTTTACCGCAGCCGCAACATCGGAACACGTTCGATTCACGTTTGCCGCAGGCCTCGCTGACACTGACAGTGTTTCCGTGAGCAACAACGACGACGGGTCCGCCACGATCACGCTACACGGCAAGGTTTTGACTGCTGCTGCTGCCGTTGCCCTGCCATAATTTGCGAGAGGTTCCGAGTGCATTTCCTCACGTTCATTCCAGACTGTTCGCCTAATCAGATCGAAGACCGTGCCAAGGCGGCCGGCCTTGCCGATCTGCTTGGCGGACATAACGCTGTCGTGTGCCAGAACGGGCCAAACGGCTTGTCAGGCGTAACAATCGCGCATCTGAATGACCCGACAAAATGCCGACACGACTATTCTCCGTCTGAGCAGGAGTGGGTTCCGTCTGTTCAGAAGATCGACGGCAGGCCGCTCTATTACGTTGGATTCTGGACGAAAGAAGAACCGAAGGAAAACGAGCTGCGACGGCATTACACGCAATCAGGGCCGCTCGTTCAGTTCGGGGCATCACGGTGGAAACTGCCGACACCTGACACGGTCGACGCTCGAGCAGTCTATGCTGATGACGGATCGATGCGATGGGAAACAATCCGCCAGTTTTCGTGGATGTGCGACGAAGCGAAACTGATCCGAGACGAATACCTGCAGGACTTTGGTGTTCGTGACATGGTGTTTCGCGTTGAGCCATCTGTGCAGATTCATTGGCTGTTGAGGCTGCTGCGAGTCAATTACAGGCTCCTGCCGGAAGTGGCTGTCCGGCTCGACATGTGGACTGGCCGCGATCACATCATGGATACGTTCCTCTCAACGTTAGGACTGCAGAGAGGAGCATCCAGTGCCGGATGAAATCATAACCGTAGAATGGATCGCGACAGCACAGAGTATGCTGACGACGATTCAGAAGATTGACGCCAAGATTGAGCGTCAAGAAAAGATGATGCAGAAGCTGACCGACACTTCAAAGAAAGGTGCGGACGCGGCAGCAGGCTCGTTTAATAAACTTGAGCAGGAGCTGAAGCAAAACGAGGCGGCACTGGCTGGGCTGCAAATCGGAACAAAAGCGTTTGCTGATCAGAAAAAGAAAGTCGACGAACTGCGGGCATCGTTTAGCGGCGCAAAGCAGGCAATGGCCAGCAGCCAATCAACACTGAGTTCTTTGGGCAGCACTGCCATTCAGAAGCTCGGCAGGCTTGCGGCTGGAATGGCCGGTTTCAAAATCGTGCTTGAAGCGGCGATTGCGGAACTTGAACGAGCACAGCAGGTGCGGCTCAAGGCATCGACTACCATGCAATCGGTTGAAGGTGCGATTGCTGAAATGGCTCTGAACATCGGAGCGGATAACGTCGCGCAGGCCCGTGGCATGATCGAGCAGAACGCACCGCAAATGGGCGTTACTCAAGAAGGACTTGCAAGCATGTTGGCCGCTGGCATTTCCGGCGGTGCCAAAGATCTTGACGAGGCGTTAAAGCTATCCTCGGCCACGCTGAAGTTGACTGCAGGCGATGCACAAAAAGCCATTCCGATTATGTCGGGAATGCTGACAATGGCCTCGACCACAGGCAACCGCGATTTCGAATCGACGCTCGGGCAGTTGAGCCAGTTTCAAGAGGCGGCACGCGGCGAAGATTTGGCCGTGTCAATCAGCAACATGGCGAGCGCAATGGCAGCGGCAAATACGGACGGTGAAAGAATTTCTGCCCTCGGTTCTGAACGCACGCTCGAACTGGCGTCTGTCATGTCGCAATTGCTGCAAGATAAAGAAATGGCCGTCACCGGCACGACGATGCGGCAAATGTTTTCAAAGATGGATACGTTCATTCCAAAGACATCAGCCACCCTTGACGATGGCACGAAATCCACACTGGACAGAGACGCGGTCGAGGCGTTTTCCAAGCTCGGCACGCTCGATGAGCGAATGCAGGCAATGCGAGCTAATCCAGAAATCGCCAAGCAGTTCCTGAGCACTATCGAAGAGAACCAAGGCAAGTCAGCAGTCCGGCAATTGGTCACGGGGACGGACAAAGCGATCGAACTGGAGGCGGCGGCGGCCGCAATTGTCACTTCTCAGGAGGGGGCAAAGAAAGACTTTGACGCACTCGTGACGGTAATTGCTGAGAACACCAAAAACCTGCAAGCCGCCAACAAATCCAAAGCAGCCGATCAGGTTACGGACGCGAAGATCGCACTCGAGGGAAGCATTATCGAGGCGTTCAATCGAGCGGTTGAAGGCATGACGAACGCATCCGGGCTGGATTCTTTGACGCTGTCGGACGCACAAAACGCACTCAAGGTGCGAATGGCTTCAGGGCAAGACGCTGCAACCGCAGCGACGACCACGCTTGAAGAACTGAAGCAAAGAGAAACAGCGTTTGGGTTTATCCCGGTTGGCGGCGCGGTATCGCAAGACGATCAAGCGAAACTCGATGCTCAGATTGCGATCATTCAAGAGTTAGCAGGCAGCGTAAAATCCGTTGAAGAACGTCGAATTGCAGACAATGCAAAGCTGATGATCGAAAGTGTGGACAAAAACCGAGACAGGTCAATCAGCGCAGACGAAGCCAGTGGAATGCTTCTCGATCTCAATGCAAAAGGCCAAATGACGGACGAAATGCGGTCAGCCGTCGCTAACGCAGACAAAGACAGAAGTGGCTCGCTGTCTCCCAAAGAGTTGACAGACGCGATGATTGCGAACGAAGGGTTCCGCGAACTGCTTTTAGAAATGCGAGCAGTGAAGGACGCGATTGTCGGCCAACAACCGAAGCAACAGCGTCCACCACAGCCGGCCGTGAGACCCAAAGAGGCACCGCTACCAGCGGCGACGGCACCATGACAATTACACTGACCGATAGCAACAACGTCGAACGAATCGACACAGGATCACATTTGCACGGCAGCGTTAAGCCGGGGCCATACGATGCCTCGCGAGTTACGCAGCGATGGTTTGGGGCAACGGGTGAAGTGATCCTGACGGGCAAACTCAGCGGGCGTGATTTAACGTGCTGGTTGCAGCTCACGGGTTATTCGTCTCACGGGAATTTGCACGCCGGAATTGTCACGTTGAACGACGAAATCAACGCGGCTGGCACGCTCGATGTCGACGGGCTCGAATTTCTCAACGTCGTTTTCAACGGATTCACACCAGAAGAGGATCCGTGGCTCGATGGATCAGGCGTGAACGGTTGGAATTGCAAAGGCATACTCAGTTTTAGACAGGTGAAATCATGAGCGAAGTTGATGACGATACGATTCACGTCGAACCGGAAACAGTGGTTGAGCCAGTGCTGAAGCCAGTCGTTGACGTTGACGCTTCATGGGATGGCAAAGGCTCGCTTGACGAACACCGGCAGCAGGAGTTCGCAAACATCACTCAGCCTGGATTCGGCGACGCCGGAAAGGTGAAGTCAGATGGCGAATGAAATCACAACCAGTATCTCATTGGTACTGCGAAACGGATTCTTGCGGTCTGACTTTAAGCCAGCCAAAATCCTGACGACGCAAACAACCGGGGCAATCTTCGACGTATCACCGACCATTGCGACCACCGAAACGACGGTCACAATCACAGGGCTGACAACGCCGAAGATTTGCATTCTGCAGAACCTGAATGCAACCAACTATTGCGAGGTCGGTTTCGCGACTACGGTCTACCCAATGAGACTATTCCCAACGGGAACGGGCCTTCCGAACATTATCACACTGAATACTGGCACAACGGTACTGTACATGAAGGCCAACACGGCAGCGGTCAAAGTTCGCGTTATGGTTCTGGACGCATAAATGAGCACAGACATTTTCAACGAAGCCGACGAACTGTTCGTGCCATACGAAGAGTTTACCGTTTTGCTCGGGCTGGAAGACGGCACAACGCCGGGCGATGCAGACGAGTTCGAGAATGTCTACTGCTCAATCGTAGTTCAGTCGGCAGGATCCCGTCTTGATTACGCAGATCTGAAATACTCACTCAGCGAATCGTTAGCAGATCGCGATCAGCCAGCATCATTTGCTCGAATGGTCGAGATCAAGTTTCCGGAACCTGACGGAACCGTGATCCATCTTGGCGATTATGTTGGCGAGGAATTCCGTATCGATCAGGAGAGCGAAACGCTCACGGCATCCAGCCAGTTGCGGCCGTATCACTTTGGTGAACCGGTCAGCGGGTATCTGGTTTGGGATGCGATCGACTCAGCAGAACGCAAGATTTCTGATCACATCGTTTTCAATCCGACCGTCGATGACAAGACGATTTTTAACCGATCGGACAAGACGCGAACCGGTACAGGCCTGAGTGGCAATTTGTGGACACACCCGGAGATCGCGGATTCATCAGTCGGAGAAACGTATCAGGGGCAGGTACGCGAGGAATGGAATCTGTACGAAGCAGTTCAGGCGTTGTGCGAACTGCTGAATCCTGATGAAGAGTTTATTGCTCGCCCGGTCTCAGTGGATCTCGACACGCTGACAGGTGCACCACCGATTCGAAACGTGGTGATTGAACTTGGCACGCGACTTCCGGCAGCACTCGACAAGATCCTGATTCCGCTTGGTTACAATCACTGGATCGATTACGAGCAACCAAAACCGCAGATCGTGTTTTTCAAGATCGGATCCGGCGACGAAAAAGAATTGTACTGGCCAGAGGTCGGCGGCACCGTTGACCCTGCGACCGCAAACGTGAATCAGTTGGTCGTAAATAATTCGATTGGCGACAGCTTTAACCAAGTCGTAGTGCTGGGCGAGTTCGAGGAAGCCGAAGTGACGTTGCCGCTTTACCGTGGCTGGCCAGCGTCGAACGACTCAATTGCCTCAGCAGATCTCGCAAAAAAAGACGGCAGCGAATACGCGTCGAACGAATCGGCCTGGCGGTTGTTTATTGCGAACGAAGCGGGAGACATTGACCCAACAGCGTCACGAGGCGGGGTGACGCCAACGGTTCCGGATCTCGGAGCAGTGTTTACGATTGCAACACCGCACCGCAGGACACTCGGGGAACCGTTGACGTATCAGGTCAACGACAGTGACACCACTGCAAAGAAGCAGCGGCGGCCGGTGAAGGTTGAATATTCGACGGACAGCGGAACAACGTGGAAGCCAGAAGAACCTGATTGGACAATCAAGCTCTGCCCTGATCAGATCGGAATCTACTTCGACGGCAACGAAATTCCCACCGAACTGTACGAAGCGGGCAACAATGGGCGGCTGCGAATCACTGGAACTGTTTTCAGTGATTATCGTGTCAGAGGCTACGCAGCCAAGCAATCGTGGGCCGTCAATGCCAGAGTCAACGAACAGGTGATACTGGCACCAGAAAAGTTTCAACGACGCTGGCGACAATCCAGCGGAACCTATGCGTCGGCTCTGACCGGCACTGCCGACGAACGAGACGACAGCACAGCGATTGAAGACTACGCGGAAAAGATCCGTGATCAAAACCACTACGCAGAAATTGATTGCGAGTTTCGATTGCCGGGCTGGCACAAGGAATACAAGATCGGGGATCTGATCACGAAGGTAGCAGGCCGCGAAATTAGTCTCGACTCCGCGCCCGACTCGGCCCCAACGCGGCGATACGTGCAAATCGTTGAGCGACGGTTTGAAATGTCACCCAATGGCGGACCTTCAACGGCGCTGATCGTCGATCGAGGAGTTGCACCGATATGACGCGGCGGGAATTCAAAGTTCTGCAGTCGGGTGGTGGTGGCGGTTCTGGTCCGCATCACATTCTATTCGTGATTCTTCGCGTTCTTCGGGGCGTCGGGTTGAACTGTAACGCGATGGAGTGTGAGGTTCTGAACGTATCATGCGGCGGGGAATCTGTTGCGTCCATTGGCGATATCGTGACCGTCTACGATGAAATGGGATGTGTTTTCAATGCTCCTGAGATTCTTTTGATTGGACGAAGAGGATACGCCAAACAGATGAGCAATCCGATCTATCGGATGCACGATCCTTTGGTTTTTGAACCGGGTACAGAAGACATCGCCGCGCCGACAGGGAAATGCCGTTGGGCTGCCGATCGGCTTTGCTGCGTTGAAGAGGATACCAGCGTATGACGTGGACCTCTCCAGATGGCATGACTCGTTACACGCACGGGCCTGACTGTGACTCAGGGCCTGGCTGCTGCTGCGGCAAATGTATGTTTGTCAATATCGCAGTGGATTGCGGCAATACTGTCTGCTGTAAGTGCGTTCCGAAATGGTTGTGCATGGTCTTCATTCCGAATGAAGATCAGGTTGATTGCATGGTTCGCGAGGTGACTGTTCCTTACGCGAATTCATGGCAGGGATCACTTGCGGGAATAGATCCAGAAGGCACGAATCACCTGATTGAAGTTCTGATGTTCCAGGAGGAAGACGGCCCGTGCATGTTCCGCGTCTTCATTCCCGCTCGCGATATCCAAGACGATTACGTGATTGATGGCGGGCTTCGTGAATGCTCGATGTATCCAGAATTCCGGCAGACCTGCAGAGATCCATATTTTCAGTATGATGACTTTGTACTTGGGGATTGTACTGGCACTCTGATTATTCAGAGAAAGGAACTGGAGAAAGTTCCGTTCCATTCCAACAAAGAGGGATTGGAAACCTCAACAATTGAAATGCCAGAAGCTGCCTGCGGCCCATGCACTGAATACTGTCGCGTTCTGTGCTTGGAGTGGACTGTTGGCGGTGAGACTCAGAAGAGTGAATTCAGGATTCAGGAGGGAGAGTCTCCGGCGGTTTGGAATCATCGAATTCCTGATGGCGAACTGGCGACAATAACACTCGAAGATATTGAAGGCATTTGCCACCTCGTGATTGATCATGAGGGGCTTGGCATCTTTGATAAGGTTCCGATTCCTTACCAGATGTGCAATCTCGGCATGGTGATCGAGCACAGCGGAACAATTGAAGGGGCTGCGGGTAAATTTGTTTCGATCAGTTGTAACCGATGCACTTGCTGGGACTATATCTGCGAGACGTGCCGTTGCGTTTGTCCCACGATGTGCATCGTCAGCGTGGATGGTCCCGAACAAACGGACGTGACCTATTACGATCTGGAGTGGGATCCGGTTTTGATTCGCTGGGGAACGGCCGAAAAGTGGGTGGCCATTCGCGCTAATCCGGACACTGGAAAATGCGAATATGTCATCAGTGGATGGAATGATATCAGTAGCGATGATTCCACGATTGACTATGCAGCCAGCACGATTGAAATTGAAGAGTGCGGCAAAGACATGTTCTATTACGTGACCACGAACACGGAAGAGGCTCTTAGCTCTGGGATATTCCGGTTTGAATACGGCGTTTGCAAAACCTGCAATCCAGACTGCTTCAAATACGTGTGCGATGACTGCTGCGGTGACTGTGATTCTCCGGAACTGCCGGACACATTGTTTTTCGACATCGTTGGAAGTGCTGTTGCGGGTGAACCGGAAGGATCGCCCCCCTGTTTGGCTGTCTATGATATTCCCTTGGTCCACACGATGCCTCTATTTGCTGAGAGTCATCGGTGGGAGGGTCATGCTATTGTTGACTGTACGGCGGTTTTCGAATCTCCACCCGGGCCGAACTCGGTGCTGATAGACATCAGAATAAGTTGCAACGGCGACACATGGACTCTTGTTGTCAGGCTCACGTCTGTTTCCGCGACCGGAACTCCGATCACTGTGAACAGCAACGATCCTATCTGGACAACATCGTTTACATGTTCTCCTGTGGCGTGGGTTGGAAAGCTCAGTTCCGATCTGGTGATTACAAAGTGTTGCGGCGGGGTGTTCGAGTTTGATTTTGCGGTGAGTGAATAGCATGGCACTGTGCGACACATTTCCTGCAGGAACGCGCAAGCGGGCAATCTGCGATGGCAGGATTGATATGCCGTTGTCGACAATCAACAAGTATCGTCAGCAATGGGGCTGGGAGCCACTGGCAGAGAAGCCTGAGACAACATTCGTCCAGCCATCGCCAAAGCAGGTTCATCGGCTTTCTGTTGCCCCGATGCCGGGACACTCAAGGCCAGATTCGTCTACATCGATTCAACGGATCAAACAGCCTGGCAGTCGGCTCAAGGAAGAGTTCTTGAAGTGGAACGCGGAAGAATGCCCGATCTGTTCAGGGCTGGCATCCATGATGGATGCAGGCGGGGCGGCATACTGTCGCGAGAACCTAACAACGATCGTTGCCGACATCACGGAACGCGGCAAGGAGTGGTTTGCAAAGCACTTTCCTATTGCTGACGCATTGTTTTCAATGTCACGCTCTCAGGTGGTTCGTGATCTGG